TGGTTTCCAAAGTATCTCAACCGGATTGACATGTTGAAAACCGTTTTTGGTCAAGATCAGTCTTTGTGTTTCTAAACCATTGAAATGCACGCCGTCTAGAGGCGTTAAAACTAGCACATCCATGTGAAAGTTGGTAATTTCTTGGTTATACCAACCAGCGTTTCCCTACGATAGTGGGTGTGGAGGTTTTGCTTGTCTTAGTCTCAGGTCAAATGTGAGTCAAAATGAGACAGAAGTTCGCACTCCAGAAGTGGTTAACTATTTAGTTTTACTACTCAAGATACCACCTAGCATTCCTAGAACATCTAGAGTAACTCACTATACCTATGCCTATGAGTTACAGCATAGAAGAATATACCACTCGCTGAAACACAACAATCAAACTTTGCGTCGCCGAACGAGATAACAACAAAAGAATCTACTACCTTATTCCAAGATGAGACAAAGGTGCAGGGGTCAATTGATGTTCCTGTATCTATGTCTCAATCAGTACTCTCTTCTGTCCATGTAGAAGGTACTGAAACGATTGCAGACTTCCTGATGAAGCCAACAGAAATTGCGATAGGGGTTTTGTCGACATCTGATGTTGCTGGAACTGCTATCAATTCTTGGTCTTTCCCAAGGACCTTGAATTTGACAGCAAAGAATTTAGCAAAATTGTCTGGCATTATGGCTGTGAGAGGTGATATTGAAATTCACTTCAAGGTCAATGCAACACGTTTCCAGCAGGGGAGATACATGTTGAGAGTAGTGTACACTGGTGGGGCTCACCAGTCACAATCAGTTCTCAAAAGTGCGGCAGCACATGTAGCAAACTTACAACTTGCTACTAGTGGACCACACTATGATATCGATCTTGCAACAGAAACGAGTTTAACTTTCACAGTTCCATATACTTCAATTGCAAATTATTCTCTCACAGGAAGTGGTTCAACGATTGTCCGTGATTATTTTACCTTGTATCTTATACCATATGATCCTCTTGCAGCTGGTAGTGGTGACACTACAGCACAGTGGTCTTTATGGGCTAGATATGTGAATGTCATGACAACGGGGAATATTGTTTTGCAATCAGCAGGGTCTGTAGAATTGAAAAAGGCGAATTTGGGTCCAATTAGCTCCGTGT